TAAAGCGCTTTGAAGACCCAGACAGCCCGTTGCGGTTCTTTGTTGGTCATCCAAAGACTGGTGGTTACGGTATAACTTTGAACGAGGCAAGCACGGTTATATATTATAGTAACAGCTATGACTTGGAGAGCCGTTTACAGTCTGAAGACAGGGCACATAGAATAGGTCAAAAGAAATCAGTGACTTACGTTGATTTGATTGCACCAGATACTATAGATGAGAAGATAGTAGAAGCTCTGCGTAATAAGATAAACCTAGCTGACCAAGTGTTGAACGAGGAGACTAAGAACTGGTTAAGATAATAGACCTTTTCTGTAGCCGTTCTGTCTGTCGTAGGTCAATGTTTCTTTGCGTCCGTCTGGTACATATGAACAGTGAATCCAGCCTGTGTTGCCCCCTGTGTAACACTCCAAGATGAGCTGATCGAAGGGTAAGTTCTCTTCTATCCAAGATGCTAACTTGTAGTTGTCCACACCAGCCACCTCAAAGTCAGCTGCTTCACCCTTTGCGTGTTGACTAGTTGATTTTGAGCCAATCGCTTCACATAAGGCAACAGACCGAAACCCACTTGATACTATAAAAGAGCCCCACTCATCTCTTACTGGCTGCAAGATATTTTCAGCTAGGGCAGTAAGGTTATATATATGATCTGCGTTAGGTGTATTATCTATACCTTTACGTTCAGCTGTCTGGCTTTTAGTTAGTTCAAGTAATGAAAAGTTTTTACTAAGTTGCATCTTATGATCCGAATAATCTGTATTTGTTTGGGTCCATATTATATAAATCTATGGCTCTTTTTCTTATTTCTGCTGTATCGACAGGTGCGCTTGATAAATTAGCAATACCACCGTTTTGACTGTCAGGGTCACCTCCGGGATATAAAGAAGGGTCATATCCTGTCGTTGTTGTGGCTCCCATCATATTACCAATCATAGCTAATGCTGAAATTGGGTTGGTTGGTATACCCATGAAGCTTGCTCCGGGAACTGAAGGCCCTGTGACACTTGTTATGTTTCCTTGTGCATCTCTCGTAAAACTTGGTTGAACTCCTCTAGTCAATGATTCTCTAGCTTTTTGATTCATTTTATCTCTTAGATTAAAAATATCATAAGCTATGGGTCCTACGGGAGAATAATTTACAGAACCTTGTACGTTTTCTGTGCCTTTAAGGCCTCGTGATAATCCCGCCATTGCAGCAGCCATGTCTGCGATACTGCTATCTAAACCCATGCTTGTTATATTGCTCATATCACCAACACCAACTCCGGGTCCTGCTGAAGGTGCGCTTGCCGACATAGCGTCGGAAATGCTACCACTATATCCCGTGTCTTCTCCTACTGAAGATTGAGCGTCATCATCGTCTTGATCCGATCCGGGTTGACCAGCGCCCTCCGGACCTCCACCAATGTCGGCAAAACTAGGTATTCCCATAGGGCCCGGTGCGCCTGATCCACCAAGTAATTGCAATATACCGCCTTCTTGTGGTGTAATGTATGCGAGCATATGAGGCTGCCCTTTAATGTCTACTTGTCTTGGTGGGACAGCTCCGCCCTCTGCCATCAGTCTTGGTGGCTGTTGTGCATTTATTAAACCAGATATTGGATCATTTGGAAACACAGATGCAAACTGTTGTCTTAGTGCAGTATTAGGCGCGGCCTGTGGGGCGGTGCCCACATTGGCCGCGAGACGGGTATTCAACCCGCTAGGTGGTACCATTGCCGTCTGGGTGGTGGGAAACCCCTCTTCAGGCAAATCGACCGAAGCTTCATCTGGTGGAATAGAATCTTGGTCTACTTTTAATTTTTGTTTTATAAACTCTGAAAATGGTGGTTTACCCTCATCTTCATCCTGTTTAATTACAGGAATAAGCTGTTTGAGAGATATAGAACCTGCAATCAAACTAGCTTTTTTTAAAGCACCTAAAAGCGCTCCAAAATAATTTAAAGGTGCGCCTTCTTTTATTTCTTTATTTAATTGTAAAAACAACTGCGGATCACTCATAACCTTTATCATAGCAGATTGTCTTAAAGATTCAGGTATTGCCATAAATATATTACGAGCCAGTTGTGCACCTTGGTTAGCTGCAATTATACTACCCGGACCCATTCCTTCACCCATACCCGGTATGATTCTACCCATAGCTTTTTGTGTACCCGTACCAATAACAGAACCTAAAACACCAAAAGTAAAATTTTGAAAAGCATTGAACTCATCGATGTTAATGTCACCACCACGCATTTGCACATCAATTTTTGACATGCTTACTAAAGTTTCTCTAAATAATTTTAATTGTTTGTCATCTATTAATCCGCTATTTTTCATCCACATGGATAACGAAGTTCTTTTTCTACCGCCCACACCAGCCATTGGTTCAAATAAAAGCGCGTAGGCTTTTTGTGGATTGAAACGTCCACCTTGATTCATACCTGATTTTGTTAAAACATGTGTTAATATCGCTTCTTTAAAACCATTGTTAATGCTATCTAAATTTAATATGGATGTTACTTTTTTACTTTGACCGTCTATTGTGGCTATGTTCTTTGTAAACTTTAACGCGTCACCTTTACTATTTTTTGCTACATATTCTCTAGCTTCTTTCAAAGCTCGTGTAAGACTAGTTATCGGTTGCTTAGAACGTAATAACTCAGCCATGTAAGCAGACGGATCATCATATTGTAATATTTTTGCTAATGCGCCTTGCTCATTTAAGGATTTAACAAATTGGCCGTCAGCGTCCAAAGTAAGTTCAATCAAAGATTGTTTTTTAATTGCGTCTTTCAAATCAGTTTTTAGTTCAGGAAAAAATTTTAACATTTCCTGTGCATTTGGACTTTTAAGTAAGTTTTCAGCAGATGTTTTATTTAGCATTTCAAGTGACTTTTTCTCTCCATCACTCGTTTTGATTGTTTTGTTACTAGTTAAACTGTTTAAAAGCTTGTTATTTCTAACTAAGCTATAAAGAATATTATTATAAGTAGGTGTATCTTTAAAACTTGTGTCTTCAAGTATGTTATTTTCTCTTAAAAAGTTATGAATATTTTCTAACTCTTTGTATCTAAACGCTGTTGCATCATCCAAACTTTTAATTTTTTCAAAAAGCAACTCAGGGGGCGTGTTAAATCCACCAGATTTTTCTTTTGAAATAACAGCTTTACCAAGCATAGATCGTGTAAACACATCATTTCCTGCTAGTGAAAACCTGTTAGCATCTTTCAATGCAGAAGGTGCATCAGTGTCATTCTCAAGTTTTCTTAAATCTTCTCTTAGTGCCTCAGCAAGCATCGCTAAACGCTTACCTTTTCTTCTTGCTCCAGCAGCGTATGCTATTCTAGATTCTTCAAGTAACTCACTTCTAAACTCGGCCAAAGATGTATAAGTGACAGGGACAATTTCATCAGCGTCATCTACCTCAACCACCTTATTTAGTTTAGCTTGCTTTAGATAGGTGTTGTAATACTTTAAGGCAGCCTTATGAATTTTCATGTCTTCGTTGTAAGTTTTAGTAAAGTTAGTGATCTGATCCCTTGTAAAACCCTTACGAGCTGTATCTATTTTAACAGGTGCATTACTTTTAAGAAATGTTAAAGCCTTTTGTGCAAAGTCTACGTCACCATCAAAATCAACAACTTTATCATTAACTTCGTCTAACTTTGTTTGTAATCTATTTTTTGGTTGACCTAAGACTGTTATGTCAAAACTTTTAACTAAGTCTTGCATTTCTGTTTCAAGTTTATCAGAGCCTCTTTTTATTATGCCGGGACTTTCAGCTAAACCAAGTTGTTCATTAAGTCTCTTTGCAAGCACAAAAGCATCTTTAAAACCGGGCAAAGACGCTAACTTACTAAGTATATAAGGGTCTTTTGGCATGATTGTTGGGTCATTAAAAGCATCTAAAAATCTAGGTATACCATCAGCACTGCCATCAAAAGTATTATCAATATCAAAATCTTTAATTTTTTGATAAAGTTCACTCTCTCTTTTTCTAAACAAATTGTATTGGGTTTGTATGGTCTTAAAAATCACTTCGGATAACTCCATATTACTTTTTGGAGTGCCCATATTATTCTCACCTCTTAGTTGCCTGAAAGATATAAGCGCATTTTTAATAGCCGTATCAATATTTGTTGCAACTTTATTTTTAAGCATTTCTGTTTCAATCTGTGCTGCTACTTTTAGTGCCTCGTCATTGCCAGAACCTTTCAGTATTTTCAAAATATTAAGCACGGCACCTTGTGCTGCTTCAAACATTTCTTTTCTTTTTGGTCCTAAAGCATCAAAGTTAGACATTAAAGCACTTTCATATAAGATAGCTGCTGGTTCACCACTTCTGAACCCCACCGATTGCTTTGCTAATTTATCCAAGGCTGTTACATCTAAGTTAAATTCCTCAAGAAACTTTTTATCCATTCCTAGATAAGCTTTATCGAGCCTTTCAACAAACTTTTCACTATCAACACCGTATTTTTCTAAAAAGTTTAAAAAGCCCTTAACACCTTGACGCTCTCTAAATTTACCAAATTTATCTTTTATTTCTTCTTTAGTTTCACTAAAAGGCTTGTCAGTAAACCTTCTTTTAGTAAATAAATTGTAACCAGCCTTTGCTGCACCTAAAAATATTCTTGTTGCAGGATAAGCTATTACATTACTTCCAATCGCTCCAGTGAAACCCGCACTTGTTTCAGCACCAAAACGAGGTAAAAAATCACCGGGATATTTTTCCTCTGCAAATCTAGTGCCAATAGTAGCCCCTGTTGCAAACCCTGTTTCAGTTAAAATGTAAGGTAGTTTTTTATCTTTAGCAAAGCTAATACCGCCTCTCAATAGATCATCTATGAAGTTAGAAAACCTTCGTGTTGCAGAAAATTTACCAGTTGATAGATAAGTTTCTAGTTCTTTTCCTAAAGGTGTGGGTTTTGCCGTACCGAAAAAACCTTTTTTTTCAGGAGCTTTGTAAATAACCTGTGAATTTTCTATCATTTTAGCTCTATCTCTTAGATTTGATAGAACTTGTGCAGATGACATTTTCACACCATTACGAACCAAATATGGCATTGGCATGAACGTAATAAAATCAGCAAAAGCTTTACCACTTAAATAACTAGCTCTCTGAGTAGGCAAAGTTGGTTCTTCTTGACCAAACAATTTTATTTTTGCATTAAATAATTCAAACTCAACTGGTTCAAAAACATTTTCTTGTATATAATCAACTGCACCAGATGCCAGAAAACCTGAAGTAAGACTGCCTATACCAGCATACATCATTTTTTGAAAAGGTGAACCCGGAGCGGTTCTGTAAATTTGTTGTGCACTTGTAGTAAAAGCCGTCATAAAAGCTGCCGCTGGTCCTACTTGATTAAAAAACCCTTGTAGTGCAGGGTTTTCTTTAAAGTTTAAATTAGAAAAAAAGTTAAGTATATTTTCATCTGTACCAAATCCTCTTCGATCAAGAGTTGCATCGTCAGGACCTTCTTTAATATTGCCAAAACTATCTCTATCAGCACTTTTTTCTCTAAGATATTTATAAAAAGGAGAGCTGCCGTCTTTTAAACTTGAAAGACTAACTTCCGGTAAGTTGTAACCGTTTATCATGGCGTCTACAATTTGTGTTGCCATATTGTTTGCAGCCTCTTTTGGAGTTTTAGCTGCTCTTACTTGCTCAAAAATTTCATCTTCAGAAATTTCAAAGGGTTCAAAACTATCATAAGCATTAGCGTACGCGTCTTCAACAGTTTCAACAGGGGAGCTTCTTAATGGATTTGTGTCTGGTTCAGCCATTAGTTCTTCTTCTTTTTAATTTGTTCCATTCTTTTCTGATAAAATTTTGATTTTAATTGGTTTTTCTTTCTAATTTCACCTATTGCGCCAGAGTTTCTGCTTTGTTTCTCCAGTAAGTTTATAAAAGCAGTATACTCTCCAATTAAGTTAAGAACCTTTTTAGCTCCTTTTCTTGATTTAATTACATCAGTTTTACCAAAATTTTTCTTATTTTGAAGTACGTCAACAAAATCTCTTAAAACAACTGTAAGATTTTTTCTATTTTTAAGCAATGCGTTATATAATTCAGAATCCGATGTTAACGTTCCGCCTTGAATATCAGCACTGTTGGCTATAATCATGTCCATCACCGCTTTCAATTTGTTACCCTCAAATAAATCAGCTTGTATTTCAACAGTTCTCAAAGCCAATCCATTTAATATTTTCTTTGCTTCCTGTACTTCATATATATCAATGCTACCGGTTGTTTCACCAAAAATTTGTGCTTGAATTGATTCAAAAAACTGCTTTATACCCGACAAGAAGCCTTGGGCCTCTAAGAGTTGAGGTTCTTTGTTGCCACCTAGCATAATGCTTTCTACATTATCAACGGTAATACCATCTACCCCACCGTGTTTTCCATCTTTTATTTTTGAAAAGGTGTTGATGATACCAGCGTCAAATTCACTCTCTGTGTTTTGTAGGTACACCACAGCTGCATCTGGTATTGTTTTCTTATCTTTATACCTTCTAATAATTGCATCTTTTAGTGCTGGAGGTAACATTGGTTGAGATATACGAACCGTTCCACCGACGTCTACTGATCTATCTCCAGCTAAATAAGCTGTGATAGCTGCGTTAAGTTTAGTCATAGTATCTGCATCTAAAGTGTCGTTAGCATATTGTTTTAAAACTTCGGTGTCTGTAACTAATTTATTATACCAAGGTTGTGTTTTAAACTCTTTTGGATCTTTATCAGGTTTATCAAAAGATCCGTCTTTATATATAGGGTCAGATGCACTAAATTTACTATTTGCTTTAAAATCTTTAAAATCAGTTGCATGAAACAACTCACCATTTTTTATATATAGTGGAACAGGTGTTTTATCAGCTAAGTAAAAAGTATCTGTCTTTAATTCAACTTTATCTGGTTTCACTGTAGTGTATGTATTTAAATCTACTTTTGTAGAACCGGAGCTATCTGTATAAATTTCTCCTTCCATCTCAACACCTGTAATTGTGTCACTTCTGTCAGTTTTATTGTATAAGGGCACTGTCTTTTTTATTACTTTATCAGGTTTTACTAAAGTATAATCTTTATATTTACCCGCATTAAAATCTACTGTCTTACCCTGTCTGTCCGTGTAATTTACGCCTGTAGAAGTAACTTGTTCAATCACAGGAACTGCTAAACCAGTTGGACTGTAGATGGACGTAGATTTTGGTTTTGTTACGTTTTTAATTCTAGCTAAGTTTAAAGCTTGTTCTGCTTTCTTAGCAGCAGCTACTTCAGCCTCAGCTGATTGTAAAGCTGCTAGATCTAATTTACGCTTATCTGCCTGTAGTTGTGCTGCCCTTGCGCCTATTGTAGGAAATAATTTATTTTGTTGGGCAGAAAAAAGTAATCTTTGTGCAGGACTCATCCCCGGTTTCTCACCCGGCATAGGGCCAGAAAAACCAGCGAAAGTATTAGCTATATCAAACAAAATTTGTGCTTGAGTTAATCTTTTCTGTTCTTCACTATCACCTAATATGCCACCGTATACCGCCTTTTTATCCTCAAAAGCTTCTGACAATGTTGGCACCTCTACTGTATTACCTTTATTTAAAACTTTAACTAAATCGGCTAAAGTAAAACCAGCAACACGATTAGTGTTTTCATTAGCAAAAAACTGAACTGGGTCCTCGTCTCCACGGCGGAGGACCTCCCCGCCTTGGTTAAAATTTACGGGTGGTTCGTTGCCAGCCCCCGTCATGCTCATTATTCCGCCAGCCATATCACCTTCAACTGGTGTGTCCATCGCAGCCTGAGCCATCGGTGCGATACCTTCTTCTAGCATAGATATTTGTACAACTGGTGTGACAAGAGCCAAAACACTATCCGGTGTCTGAGCTGCGTCATCCTCTCCAACTATACTAGCTAAATCATCTCGTCTCTCTTCTTCTGATTTCTCTTCTCCTGAGAACTGATCCATCATGCTTTTAAAATCACTAGCTTGTTCTAAATCACCAACCTCCTCTGAGGCCCCCTCTAAAGCCGTTTGAATCATATTGGTGTCGACCATTTCTTGAGTAGATCCCATAGGCATGGCCGCCATGTCTGGTTGTGACATAAGACCAGCTACACCGCCTTCTTCATACTTTTCAGCTAGTTCTGGGTTCATCTTCCTCTGAACATCTTCAGGCAGTTTAGAAAAACCCTTGAACTGATTAGGCACAGCTGCTCCGCCATTGGCAAACATCTGCCTTTGTAATAAAGCTCTGTTCATCATCCGAATAACCCTGCTTTCTGCGCCCCTGCTGCCGCTGATAATCCTGCAATACCGAGGCCTAAATATTGCTGAAACGGTGATACATTAGGTGTGCTTGCCTGTGTAATAGTTGATTGAGAAGTTGGAGTCTTACTATATATATCAGATAAAAATCCAAGTCTTTGATAAGGTTCATACAATTGATTTAAATTACTTTGTCTTTGTGCATCTAATCTTGCTTGATCTTGTGCTTGTAATAAAGAACCTGTTCTAAAAGCTGCATCAATGTCTCTTTGTTGCAAGGCTTGCCCTGTTTCACCAAGGGCAGCTTGTCTTAATCCAAGTTGTCCCATCTCTCCAGCTAACCCTGCAATACCCTGACCAAGTTGTGTTTGTCTGGCTAATTCTCTTTCAGCAGCTTGTTGTGCCTGCATAAAATTTTGTGCTTGCGATCTAGCTAAAGCATCTGCTCTGTTACGTCCTATTTCAAGATCACCTAAAAAGGCTCGTGAGCCACCAAAAGCGCCCTGTCCTACGGCATTCGCGGCTGCATTTCTTTGTTGTATATCAAAAGCTCTGTTAATTTCTTTATTAACTGCGTCTTGATAAGGGTTCATATACCTTTGCAGCATTTCATCTGTAACAGGACCGGCACCAGCTCGCAAGGCATCTTCAACACCTCCAAACATCTGTCCAGCTCCAGATAAAGTCTGACCAGCTTGTTGTAAAAATGGTAAAAAAGAACCTAGTCCAGCCATCTGTTGCTCTGCCGCGGCTCTTTGTAGCCCTGTCATCTCAGCTACTAACTGAGGGGGTAGCTCAATACCTTGGTCAGCTAAAGTTTTTGCTGACTCTAATAAACCAATACGATACGCTTCTATTTCGGGCGTTTCTCTAACGGTTTGTATGGTTTCTTCTACTGCCATTATGCCATCGCCTTTCCACGCTTTTCTAGTTTACTCATCACACTATACATGTTTTTGATGCCTTTGTCTAAGTTACCATCTCCTAAACCTTTAACGGCATCTGTTGTCATAACAAACTCACCCGGCATCAACATAGCTCGTACACTATCTTTGCCCGGTGTGCCTTCTCTTGGGCTTATACCACCATTACGTCTTGGAAAAATTTCGCCACCTTCAGCTACTCTTTGTATTGGAAAACCGGGTAAAGTATAAGGTGTGTAGTCAAAAGGAAATCTTGATTGAGCTACCATGTTTGTAGATGAACCCGACGATGGTATTCCACCTACAAGATATTTGTCACGATCTCTTTGAAATACGTCATAACCTGATTCTATATCATCTATTCTTTCCTGCTCAGGTACGTCAAAAGCACCTGAACCTGATAATGCTGCAATACCTAGAGCCGTAGACGGTCCGTATTTTTCTAAAAAGCTAGGAGCTAACTCTTTTTCTGCCAGTTCTATTGCTTGTTTGCCACTTAGAGTAAGGTTTTTAGCAGCTGCTTCTGTTTGTAACTCACCAGCTTTTGTTAAAATTTCTGATCGACTAGCGTCTTTACCAAATATAAAATCTTTTGTTCTGTCAAAAAAAGTTTGGGGTTTTGGTGGTACATTAGTGGTTTGAAAACCAAAAGTTGGGTCTCCACCCCTTAATTGTTGCGTGAAACCCGGAATATCAGATCTCGGAAGATTAAGCTCAAGATTACCCTTACCATAAAAGTTGTCTGTTTGAAAACCAAAGTCTTTTAAATCTGCTCCGCCCAATTTAGTGGAATATAAATCCCCGGCTATACCCGCATCTGTAATTAAGGGTTTTACCCCCTCTGGACTAAGTCCTCTGGCTACATAAGGGTCTGTTCCCATAGGAACCTTGGTACCTATACTCTCAGTGCTCTTAGCACTAAGGTTTCTACCCTCTGGAATCATACTTTCGGGTTTAGTGCCGTCATACAAAGTAGTGTCACTTTTTATGGCTGTATCTTCACTGAATAAATCACGAACACTAGTCAAACTGCTGTCTGTTAATGGTTTAAAGCTACCCTGTGTAAAAGCATTTTTTATATTCTGTGTTCCATAATTTACATCAGACATTATGTTTTTGCCAAAACCATCTAGTCCTGACCTAGGTCCAGAAAAGCCCGCAGATATAGCGCCTGTAGCACCCCCAAGTAAAGCTGATTTAAAAGCATCTTTTACACTGCCGCCCTGCAATAGTGAGGTAATACCCGCTCCTAATGCACCTGAGTAGATTTGCCCAAGCCCCGGTAGAAAATAATTTAACGCTATGGGAACTACAATTGGAGCCACTTTTTTAAGCGCCTTACCTACACCTTTTAATGCACTGCTGACACCTTTTGCAACAGAACTAACAGCCTTCTTAGCTCCTTTAAATAACTTTTTTAGAAAAAACTCTGGTAATCCTGTCTCTGGGTTTAAACTATTTTTGCTTGTACCAACCACATATCTTTCCGGATCTTCTACGCCAAGCTCACGCAAGTGACCAAATATACTTTCTTTTAGTTTTGGGTTGTTCTCTATCAAGGCTCGTGGAACGATTAGCTCGCCTGTTTCCACATGAGCTATGGTATCATCACCATAACGACCAAAATTAGCCATTTCTTTACCAATAGTCTTAAACTGAGCTATTCCGTTCTGACCGTAAAGATCTTGTAGCTCCTTATCTTCAAGAAGTTTTATCTCTTCGTCTGTGTAGATGAAGTCAGCTATACCACCTGATGGTATGTTTTCTTGTTTAAGTGCTTGGTCCATACGCACATCCTACCTTATTTTTGTTTATACGTCTATGTCTTTACTTTAACAGTTCCATTATCATTAAATAAAGCCCCAACTTCAAGTCCTGAATCACTAGTAGGCAATTGTGTAAGAGTAATCTTAGTGCCCCTTAACTCACCCGGATTTTGTAATTGTGTAACTAATTGACTTAAACTTCTAACCATTTCATTAAAATATTGTTGGTCATACTCATCAGGGGCTAAAGGAAAATTTGGTGGTACAAGTTGTCTACTCATCTATCTCCATCCGCTCTTATGTCTACCCTAGGGGTGCCCAGTCTCCAGTTTACTTTTTGTGTAGTGCTTTCCACCCTTAAACCAAAAGAACGACCCCTAAGTCTTAAATGATTAAGTTCTGTTGTTGGTGTAACTGTATTTGTAGACGTTTTAACAAAACCACCGTTTGGTGATCTTTGTGCTTTTAGTGCAAAAACAGCTTGTTTATCACTTGCAGCTATATCAGTATCACTGTTATCAAAACTAATATCTGGTAACATTCTTCTTAAAAATACAAACTGATCGCCATCTTGAACATCTAAAGGACTTGATTCAATAAAAGATGTAAAAGCTGTGCCATCATTATCATTACCTTTTTCATGGTTATACACAAGATTAGAATCTGTTGCTAAAGGATATTGATAAACACCTCTATCTATCCAAGAACTTCTTGCAAGATTGCCAACATACCAAATTTTTTGATCGTAGTTGTAGACTACATATTTATCATTTTCTCCGTTACCACCATTGGTAAGAGAGTTAGATTGAGATGGATAAAACCAAAAGACTTCTCCAAAAGATGAATTGACGCCAGCATATACTTTTTCAGATTGATTCTCGTTAAAATCTCCAAAAACATGATCCCTTACTGTGCAAGGTAAAACTTGAACACGACCGTCATAAACGTAAAATCTATCATAACCCATCCATAAAACAGCATCACCAACTGCAACGGCACTGTTGAAGCCACGAACCGTGGTAGAGCTTGCAAGTTGTGTAATACCAAAAGTAAAAGGCGGACCAATAAACTGCATACTATGAACAGATGTGTCGGTTAAAACAACTATTTCTCTTCTTGTTTTGACGGCTGTTATAATTTCAGAACCTGAACCAATCCTAAGATCACCCGCAGTGTTTATAGGACTTGGTATCCATTGAAAAGGGTTTTCTTGAGTGCTAAACCTAATCAGTAATCTATCTTGTTCGGTTTCTCCTAAAGCATTAGTGCCAAAACAAATCACATGACGATCTCTTTCTGAAACAATTACTTTACGCGATTTTGTTGGAGCTGCATCAGATAATTCAATTAAATTTTTTGCCCTTACACTGGTTCCTAAACTTTTGTCCCAATAAAAAACACCACCGTCTCTTTGATTTATTATTAAATCTTCACCAAAATTATCCTGTGACCACAACCTTAGTGTTCCCCCTCCAGCTGTTTCAGTAGAAGGATCACCCCATCCATCGGCTCCCCAAGTACCAGCACCAAAACCATCACCGGGCACAACTGTGTTTATACCTACGTTTAATTGATATTCAGCATCTGCCGAGCCAGCACTAGATATTGTAGCAGCTGCGTCAGTGCTAAGTGTAATCGTGTAAGTGCCAGAGGTTGGAACGGTAATAATCTCGTGCTCTTTATTTAGTTGTGTATTAAGAGTTGAGTTACCTGTACTTGAATTACTTAAAGTTACAAAATCACCTACTAAGGCTCCGTGAGAACCGTCATTAACAGTAACCGTAGAACTTGAACTTGATGTTGTAAATGTAATCGCCATTATGATTCATTCCTAAAATCTGTAACAGTTACATTATTGCTAAATGTTACAATCGTTACATCTCCAACAGAGGTTGCCATTGCAGGATTTTCTAAGTTAAAGCTTGTAGTGCCAATTTGACCAGTGCTACTTACACCAGTAACAAATGCGGGTGCAAGAGTATCATTTGCTTGTGCGTTAATCACCTCATCTCCAAGACCTGTAGTGCCTACTGTTCCTGAAACAGCAAAAGCAATGGTGTTACCACTAATGTCGAATACCACCTCTCCATTCACAACTTTTCTGCGTATTGGAGTTATATCGTTATATCCTTGAGATTCTTCAATATAAAATTTAATTTGTGTGCCTAAACCTAGATATTTATTTCCTTGTAGATTAGCCCAAGCGTGCAATGATCTAGCAACACCCAAAAAAGTTGAAGTTGCATACTTTTCCCAACCACCTAACTTTTCTGGATAACCAAAACGAAAACGAACTTTATCGCAATCATTCCAACCACCTTTATTAGTATAAGAGGTTGTTTCTTTGTTAATACCGGGTCTAAATTTTAAAGATGTAATAGGCATAGCATCATGATACTACTCTTTTGGATAAATTACAATATTTGCACAAATTCTTCTATCAACATCAGTTTGTACAATGCCACTATGTTTATGAATGTTTTCAAAATGAACAGCACCATTTCTTCGTGAGGCTACTTCTAAGTTACCTATTTTAGTACCTCCATTACAATCTGTAAAATTTAATATAATTATTTCATATTTTGGATCAGGCTCTTTATTTATAGTAGGTAAGCAAATATCATGATGACTTGTTGTAATAATCTTAGTGTTTTGATTAGTATATAAATTTAGCTTGAATCTGTGTAGCTTAGATTTGAATTGGTTTTCAATAGATTCTATCAAAGGTTTCCATATCTCATCTATTTCTAAGTCTCCTTCTTCGTGGAAAATTAATCTACCAAATAGAAAACTATCATCTTCTGCCTTAACATTATTTACATTATAAAATTTTTTATGAAGAGTATATTTTGACCAGTGCCAACTAACCTCATTTGAATACACATGTTTTTCTAGTTCTTCATAGTATTTAGAATCTAAAAAAGAATTAAAATATTTAAACAAAGGAAAATTTATAATGTTATTGTTCATTTTTTAATAAAAAAATCACCAAGTTTTTCTGGATTACAACTTACAATGGGTATTGGATTTAACATATCATCTATGATTGATTTTTTAAGACCAGCACCAAAATAATTAAAATTAATAGTAATCCTAAATGGAACATTTGTGGGTGATGAACTAGAGTGCATTGTTGCAGCATCAAACAATAATAATCTATTTTCAATAGCTTGTATTTGTGTTCCGTCTGCCATCGTTGTTGGTGCATCACATGTTGTTAAATAGAATAAAGCTCCTTGATGTTTAAAATCAGAATCACAATGAGGAGCGTGATGTTCTACTTTTCCAGTTTTACTAGGAAAATAAAGGTTAGATTTAATTCTGTAAATTGCTTCCATATGTATTTTTGATGTAATTAATTCAAAAGGACTTCTCTCAATTCCGCCAATCCAACCATCATGATAACTATGATGAACAAGAGTAGCAAAATACATAGCATCATTACTAGTATCATGAGTGTTTATTCTTGCTGACAATAACCAAGGAAATCCACCCCCTGGACCTAAATATCGTTTAATAATTCCAAATTCTTCTGGATTAAGAAAATTGTCATAAACTACATAATACATTTTTTCTCCTATTGAAAGTTTGGACCATGCACCCAACAAACTAAACTATATCTAGTGCCTTTTGTTACTGGAACAACACCATGCTTCATGTAAGAAGGAAAGAATATAGCAGTGCCTTGTTCCATTGAATCTTCTACATTGAATTTATCCTCATCATCTGGAAACTGAAAAGTACCACCTTCATAATGTTCTGGTGAAGTTAATTGTATAGAAACAGATAGTTTTCTAACTGATTGACCTTGAGGAACCATATCGTAAACACCGTCTTCATGAGGTTTATAAAAGCCTTGATTGCTTTCATCATATTTAGTGATTTGAAAAGGTTCGGGATCACTTAAGTCAAAATGATAAAAATCTGAGTTTACTTTGTGTATTAACTGACATACTGGCGTATATATATCTAAGTGTTTTATTGAACCAGTCAACCAACTCACTTGACTTTGTCTTATAGAATTAATTTTATCACCAATTCCAGTGTATGCTTTTTCAAAATTAGGTTTTGCTCTTTCTATGATTGTATTACACAAATCAGCACTTAAGGCTTTTTTAGCTACTATTATGTTTCTTCTCATATTCTCCTCATCTCTGCTATGTGGCTATAGGGTGCTGAAATTTCATAGAAAAAACTTATGTATGTTATTCTTTCTTCTCCAGGTTTTAAATTATAAATTGCACCATGAGGAGTAGCACCATCAAATGCTATCATCTTATTATATGAAGAATTGAAAACACATTCTGTTTGAAATTTATTTTTATGGTCATTAAAGCACTTACTAAACTCATCAAGTTTTAAATCTTTTGTTTTAATATTGTTACTGTACTTAATTTTCTCTCTATATTCTTGATCTTCGTTTTTAAAATCTGTTAAATGAAAACCATCTTTTCTAGAATATATTGCTGTTCCAGAACCTTCTTCTTTTGAAAGATATAATATAACTGTATATTTTGAAGTATTGTCTTGATGTATCCAACCCTTTCCAGAATTTTCTTTGTTTAAAATATGAAACTCTACATCATCATATGTTATTTTTTGAAAGTGTCCTGTGCCTGTCCATGATACGTTTCTAAAAACATTATAGTCTGGATATAAAAGTCTGATGAGTTTACCATTAATATTTTCAAATAAATCTTTATCTATTTGATGTAATGCTTTAGTTCTAGTCCCAGGATATTTAGGTTCTTTTTCTGTATAATCTAATGACATAGCTAAATCAGACACATACTTTGGATTATTTAAAAAATCAGTTACTTGCAAAGTAGGGTAGTTCATTTTCTACTCGTTTATTGTGTGTAGTATAAATTGGGTCTTCGATCATAGGCATATTCTGGATAGAATTTACCGTTTTTTTCTATAAAGTGTAGAAAAAGTTGTGTGTGATAATTATAGTCAAGTTCGTGTCTCCAATGTTCTTGATCACATCCTTTATAAAGTACAGCTTGACCAACTTCTAATTCAAATTTTTTATCGTCTACATAGATTGCCCAGTCATTTCCACCATCACCACCTAAGTTTAAAGTAATACTTACTTCACATGAAGGTCTGTCTTTGTGAGGTGGGCAGTCTTGACCTTTAAAATATCTTCTCCAAAATGAATATGTAGGTACTAATTCTTTACCATACGCCTCTTGAACTTTTGGTTTAATGTAATGTAATATATTTTCTATCGGAGGATCACCGTACATTTGACAAGTGTCAGAAAACATCTCACCTTCGTTTGGATTTCTAGTAACAAATTTATGATCGATCACATAATTAATGTGATTTAAAATTAACTCAACTTGAGAGTCTGTTAGACAATTTATTTTTTTATTCATAATGAGAGATTATGCGATCTAATAAGATAATTCAAGAAAAATCTTACCAAGGAAAAGTTGCATTTCCTTCTGAATCTTGTTTTGGAACTCCACCGTTAACTCTTTCTTGAAACTCAAGTTCACCTTCAATCCGTTCTTTTATATCTGCTATCGTAGAAGAACCAACTCTGTTTTCTACCCATGTTTTTACATTTGCCTCTGTGACAGATCCATACGCTACAAAGCCATTTGATAAACCAGTAACATTCATATCTAAGTCAAAACCACCTGAAGCTGTTATGCTACCTACTGTTTCACTAGTTCCAGTAAGTGTTGCTTCAACTCTAAGTATTACATCTGAATATGTTGTACCACTTTCAGTAATATCTTTGGTATACAATCTATTTATTGTCCATGCGTATGTTGCCATTATGTACTCCTTAACTCTGTACTGTTCCTGCTACCGTTCCATTATTTGTAAAAGTAAAACTTATTGGTGAAGCTCTTTCAACTGCTAATCCAGCTGCTCCTCCTGCTCCTCCTGATCCTCCACTTGCACCACTAGTTGTTGAGTTTGTTCCGTTTGATCCATTGCTCCCACTTGCACCAGCTGAACCATAGCCACCTCCAGTACCACCTGATCCTCCAGCACCACCGTTTCCAGCAGAGCCAGTTGAACCAGAAGAACCACCAGCACCAGAGTCTCCTCCAGGTTGATTCTGGAAACCTCTACCTAAACCACCTGCTCCTCCAGCACCACCGTTATGTCCACCTACTTGGTTTTGTGATTGTTGTTGTTGAGGAAAAGTTCTTCTTATGTCGTAATGATATGTTTGTGTACTAGGTGATTCTTCAGAAAAACTATATTCTAAAAATCTATACGAACCTCTGTAATATGTATATTGCCCTGAACTGTAAGAAGTAGTGCTATGAGTAATAGGACCACTCGGAGATGTTTGATTTACTATAAATGAGTTATTCCATCGAATACTAGCACCTTTAGGTGAGGTTTGGTTATTATATAAAGCAGGAATAGACCATCGATAAGTTGGATAAGGTATAGCGTTATGAGGACCTTGTTGTCCTGTAGTCTGTTGTTGTTGCTGCTGTTGAAGGTTGCCACCTTTTCCGCCTCCGCCTCCGCCACCAGCACCGCCACCACCAGCTAAGATACTTCCGTTATTAACAAAAGTACAAGCACTAGCGACTTTCATAGCGTCACCACCAGCAGATCCAGCAGAACCACCACCACTATTAGCACTTCCAGCAGAACCTCCTGCTCCTCCAGCACCAATAATAGTTCCATTATTAGTAATAGTTATTGGACCAGAAGCACCAGAGTCAATCTCTAAGCCATACTCGGCAGTATCGTCTGCACCAAGGGTAGTATTAGCTGGTATAGTTACAACTTTGGGATAATCTACAGCATAGTCATCACCAAACTGAGCACTTAAATTTGACTCTGTAATAGAACCAGTTGCATATGTAAAACTAAACCCTTTAGCTTGATCATAGTAATCACTTACATCAATAGCACCAGATGTTGCAACAGAAGCGGCGAGATTTGTAGCAGGATTATTACCAGCTTTTTTTCTTATGTTAGAACCACCTCTATACAGATCACTAAGACTGATTGCACTAGAACCACCTACAAATTCAGTTCTTAGTGCAGAAAACGCTAAAGATTGTCCAGAACTTGGTATTGCCACTGATTAACCTCCGTTAAGAATTTGTTGTTTTAGATGTGTTACTTCGTTGCTAAGTTGTTTGACTGCTTCCATTAAAACTGCTGTTAATTTACCATAGTCTACAGATTTTGTTTGCATCTCATCATCTGCTGTCAACACAACCTCTGGCACAATACCCTCCATGTCTTGTGCTAATACACCAACTTGAGTACGAGCATTTTCTACATCATTTCTTTTGTAGTAAACACCTTGCATCTGCATAACTTTTTCTAAAGCATTTTCTATAGGACTTATATCTGTCTTAAGTCTTTTATCAGAGAAAGCAGTTACATCATTGTTAAATGTTGCAGCTCCAGCACTTGACATATCTATGGTCAATGCTGTTATTCCAGAGCCACCATCATCACCTTTAACTATAAAATCTTTATCTTGCACTTTTGTTTCTATAACAAAATCACTGCTTGAGTTTGTTAAGTGTGCAATAGCTGTTCCACCATCTTTGAATATTACGTCTGCACCATCTGCATCAAGTATAATGTCTCCAGCAGAATCAAATGTCATATCACCAGAGTTTGTTTTTACTGTGCTAACATTTACAGAACCACCAGATAAATCTAAATCTACAAAGGCATCCACAACGGCTGCACCAGAACCTGCACCATCAAGATAAACAACCTTTGTGTCTCCAGGTCCTATGGTTATATTAGCACCAGAGCCTTGTGATATTATTATATTCTGTGAGCCACTTGTCGCATTTTCAATAATATGCACTCTTTTCATTGTGTTCGGGCCGATAGTAATTGTACAAGCAGAGTCTAATGTTCCAGTGTATTTTAAGAACAATGCTCTTCCAGCATCTGATGATCCATCTGCTATCGTGGTTGTATGTGTGTCTGCATTTGTTGTTATGGCTTCTGTTCCAAAACCTAATGCCTCACCAATTAATTCTAAATTTGTGTTCGTGGATGTACCCCAAGTTCCAGATTCGTCACCTGTGGCTATCTCTTTTAATCTAAGATTATTTACATATGTTGCCATTTATGCCGCCTTTTCTACCCAGTTCGCCACTTGCGTGGGTTCAATTAAACTATAAACTTGCTCCTCACCAGTTGCACCAGTGCCACTAACTCCAGTTAAAGATAACACAGAACCTGCTGTTATTGCAAGAGTTCCTGCTGAAATTGATAAACCAGCTAGTGTTACTGCAATATCTGCACTACCAGTAACAGTTTCATTGCCTAACGCTGTTGTTCCAACAACTGTTGTAACTGGTGCTCCAGTTGTTGTTGCTACTCTATAAACAATAGGAGTATTCGCTGTCCAACCCATCGCTGAATGATTAGAACAATAATAGTATAAGGTCGGAGCATCTGTTGCCACAGTTATTTCTGTGTAAGCTCCAGCACTTCCAGGTGTTCCACTAGTTGTTACTCCAGTTGTGTATTCAGTTCCACTACCATGTGTTCCATTTGCAGTTGTGCTAAATCTTAGTGGATGTCCATTATTACTACTATCGCTTTGATCGAATCGATAAGTATTACCTTCATATAAGTCTAAAGTAACATCTGCCGTAGCTGTTGATCCGTCTATAGCATATTTGTTTGTAGACCCTACATTGTAATAAGGATGATTTGCTGGATTGCCACCTACTACAGTTACAGTTTTTGTTATTGTTGTAGCAGAATATCCACTTATTAATATAGAAGCTGAAACACCAGTGACTGAAAGTAAAGATGTACCAGTTTCTGTGGTATTACCTACGGATCCAGTTAAGGCTGATTGCGTTACAAACGCTTTTGATTGAGGTGTAGTTGCCTCATCACCTAGACCAGAAACACCTTGAACACCAGTGACACTAAATGTGCATGTTCCTGTAATTGTGGGGGAACTAAGTTGACCTTGTGCTTCAAACCCGGTCGGTGTAAGAGTTTGTCCTACATCAGCAAATACACCACCACCCCATATATGTGCGCCCCAAGCATCACTACCCCATCCAGATAAAAATCCAGTTGTTGCTTCTAAACCAGTGACTCCAAAAGATATAGGTATTTTAGGTAATACGGTGCCAACAGAAGCGGTTGAACTAACACCTGTAGGTGTAATTATAAAAATACTACTGGCTGTTACTGTTCCAACAGCACCAGTAGCTTCTAAACCAGTCTCTATTACTAGAGATCCAGCAGTAGTTCCTTCATCTCCAACGGCTGTTGTACCAGCAACACCAGTAACAGCAAAAGAAGTGTTACCAATACCACCCCATCCAACGGCACCCCAAGTGCCTTGTCCCCAGCCGTTAGCCATAAGGATTTAACCTATGCTATACGGATAATAGCGTTTGAAGCGTCAGCAGTTGGAAACTGAATTGTAAACGTACCAGATGTTGATGTCTTATTAGATGTAAAATCTAATACACAAACAGCTTTGTTACTATCAGAGCTGTTATATATCAAAGCTCCCATCGCAGTAATTGTTGCTGTTGTAAAACTTAAATCTGCAAAATCTGTGAACGCGGTAGTACCAGATGTTGTTGGATCTACTCTTGTTAAACTTCCACCACCAGTTGCGTATGTTCCACTTGAGGCGACCTCACCAGTTGTGGTAAATGCAGTAGTTGTAGCTCCTAATGTTGCAGTTGTAGATGATTTACCACCACTACCTTCTGCATATAAAGCTAACTTAAAAGTGTCTCCACCAGAGTTTTTAAAATTGTGTACACCTTCTAATAACTCTTTTTTGAAGGAAGTACACATTGCTTGTGCTATAGCCATATTAGAGTCTCCTTATATATTCAGCCGTTTCCTTTTGACCACTTGATCTTAAGGCTTGGATTATAGTACCACGCTCTTCCTTTCTTGCCAAGAGAAGATAATGATATAACACTTTTTTGAGGTGCTCTCTAAATTGATTAGCTTGTTGTCTAATATGTGGAGGGGCTTGATCTGATATACTAACTATTTTGTCAACAGCTAAATCTGCTATTTGTTCATTCGTTAGACCACCTTTATCTGAAGTCATTACATTTACTGTTCCGGCCTGTGAAACTCCTACGTTAAACATTTTTATTCTCCTCATAAGTTATTCCGGGTATGTCTTCTCTGCCAATTAAATTTGGCGTTGCATCTAAAGGCTCTGGTGGTTCTAATTTAGATTTTTTAGTAATCAACATTTCACCCTGTGAAGTCGTAGAAATCAAAGGATCATCTAATCTGTGGTACCCGTATAATTTTTGATCGTCTGAAACATTGGTGTCTAACAAAGAAGAACTGTTTGCTATGTGCAGTTTTATTCCTTTTGACACTGCTATAGCTAACCAAAACTCACAACAAGCTCTACCCGCCTCCGCAAAATTAATCGCTTTATGTGTAAAGTCTATGCCATATAAGTGTAAATCAGTGACTTCTTCTGCTATAGCATAAGCCAGTGCATAAGCAACAGTGTTGTTTAAATACGCATATTTAGTTTTTTGCAACACTTCTTTTAGTGGATATTCAACAACATCTGGACATCTCTCATCTAAGGTGCAAGAAAAAATAGGAACATTTATTTTTGTTTTTAACCTCTCTGCCATTATATTAGTCTGTTTTCCCGCATTAGGTGTATCTAAAAACCTTGAGGGTGGATCCATCATGAAACATTTGTCATGGTATATAACACCAGACATGGCATTTATTGCCCAAACTTCATTAAAGGTTTCGCTTCTAATTTTAGCTAATATATATTCTGAAAAACTATTGCCGAGACCGACTATAGCCACACTTTTATTTTCCATATAAGATATGTAGTACTTTATCTTATAAGTGTCAAGACTTTGGTATTCTTACTAGACCTGTCCTAAAAGCGTCTGTGTTTTCTTGACCTTCGCCGTAAACTTTTAACCTGCTTATAGCCTCACTATACCTTGCCATGTAAAGCTGTATTAATTCAGTTTCGCCTTTCATAAATGTATAAGCTTCAACTAAACACGCATATAGTAAAGCATCAGGAGCATTAGTGCTAATCCAAGTGCTGCCTGAGTCATCTGTTGTAAGCGATGCTGGTCTATAAAAATAATGTAATTCTACTGCATAGCTTGAATCTGGAGTCGGAGCTACGATAAAATTATCAACATCAAAAGATGAATAAAATCTTGGAGTACCTGTGGTTGTAGGATTTGGTGTAAACTCTTGTATAAAGTTAACATCTTTTTGTAAAAGAAAAATATTAGCACTGTCTTTTACAAAAGATAGTGAAAAACTTGCAAGATAATCGGAGGGTTTTTGTAAAAATTTATTACTGGCTGTCATTGTTCCAGTAACATTTTTCCTAAAATAATCTAAGTCAACAGATTTAAGTATACGTTCTTCCGCGTTTTTTATAAAAAAATCTAACTCATTGACAAAAGTTGATTCGTCATTTTCTGTCCAATCTTGTATAGATTGTTTTAATGTTGTTAATGTAAAACTCATGCTACACTCACTGTTACCGTACCAATACTAACCGTAACCTCAAAACTTTCAAGTTTTTTTGGTATGTGACCATCGTTGTATGTAGGCTTATCTATTGGATTTGTTGTAAATACCAAGAAGTTTACAGGAATTGTAGGACTATCCGGCCTTGCATTTCTTATGGCTTGACCATCAACAGGAACTTTAAAAGGACCTAATTGCGGGTGCTTTCGTTCAAATTCATCTGGTCCAACCAAAGACCCATTCCACTCAAGCTTCATATCTCTCAGTCTATACTCCATGCCCGATCTATCTGATATACCTTTTGCAAATTTACCTGAAGCAAACCTACCCATCAATTACTCCTGAAGTACTGATATTCTGGTGTAACTGTAAAGCTAGATCTATCTCTATCCTCACCCATAGCTCTTTCAAACTCTTCTTCATAAATAACTTTAAGCATTTGTGTCAGCTGTGGGTTTTTCTTCATCGATAAGTAATAAGCTAGACCAGCCGTTAAACACGGATAAAAGCGAAAGGGGACTTCTAATGTGTTAACAGCTGTGTCCGCATCCTGTATCCTTGTTAAAGCATCGTAAACAATAACATCTGTGCTGTTTTCTGGTGCAGGCCATATTTTTAAGTTTGGTGTTATTTGTCTATCAAGAAAAAACTGTGTAGTTCTGCCAGTTGAAGTTTTGTTTGGTATGGCTAAATAACTGTCTCTACTAATTCTGCTTAAACTGAAATCAGTGCCGCTTCTTCGTACAACAGCTGATAATATATCTATTACATCCGTGCCAAGAGAGTAATCAGTATCATCTGCCGTGACAGTTTGTGTACGTTGTTCTATAGTCCATTGATTTAAACCTCTGTTGGCCCACTCAGCTAACATTAAATTCATAGACCTTTTTGCGGTTTTTAAATCATAACCTGTTCTGACTTCTAAACCGCATCGTTCAAACGCCTCTTCTATGTAATCCGCGACATCTAATTCAAAATTAGTGGAGCTTGAGGTTGCCATGTCTAATCCTTATATAAGTTATCAAATGTTACACTTGGGTCCATATAACTATTATCACATTCTGCATTGTGCATCCACTGACTAGGTTTAAAATCAGGCGCTCCCTCTCCAGTTTCCCACAAGGCAGGGCTTGTTGCACGAACCCTGTTATTAGGTAATGCTACTATATTTCCTGTCCATTTACCAGCCTCTGTTAATTCTATCACATGACTTTGTTTGTGTTGAGCCGGATCGTCAGCAATATCAGATTCTGTATAGTCTACAGTGAACAAATACTTACCTGTATAAAACTTGCCATCTATCTTACATTTCCAAGGACTTGAGCTTGTTCTATCAAACTTTATAATCGAATGATGATGTGAGCTACAATCCCAAGGTTGCACCAAATGAACGGGCATAGGCTCCGGCCATTTGTCTAGTGGAGTGTCTGCAACGAGTGCTGTAATTGGCATCCTAGCCCACATAGCTCCACCATGAACATTTGTACTATCATCAAAATCAGACTCACAACCAGTAAATATCATCTGAAAACTCAAACATCTATCAGGCACAGTAGTGACTGCAATCGCCATAGCGTGCAAATAATCACCATGATATTTTTCGTGGTTATGAGTATACTCTCTTCGCACCCAACACTTGAAGTGCGAAATATTACTTTGTAAATAGGGCATTAGCTAGGCCCTACCGCCTCTTTTCATTTTTTTGATTGCTCCGCCTTTTGCAAAGCCCTTCTTTTTCATACCAGCCATTCCGCCGCCCATCATCTTTTTGACAGGGCCGCCCTTAGCATAGCCTTTCTTTTTCATACCGGCTGCACCGCCACTTCTCATTTTAGAAAAGCCTTTTTTCTTCATCCCGGCTACGCCGCCTGCTTGCATTTTTGAATAGCCTTTTTTCTTCATGTTTTTTTTCTTTTTTGAATGTGCTGGCATTTTAATCTCCTTTTTATGCGCTTACTGCTCCTTTAGTTTTTTTTCTTCTATTTGCCATGACAACGCCACAACCTCTTGCTACGACCGTCCCAGAGCCTGTTTTACCCTTAAAAGGACGTTTAGCCTTTGTTTCTGGAACACGACCACCACTGCTCATTTTTGTAACTTTTGCGGCTGGTGTGTTTCCAACCACAGTCTTGCCCTTTGCACCTGCTTTTTTCTTTTTCCTAGCAGTAGAGGCTCGCTGTGCTTGTGTTAAACTATTTGCTTTTGCTCTAGGTAAACATCTGTCAGGATTCTTTTTATCCTTTGATGTCCCACATTTTCCCTTGATTTTCCCATCAGTTCCTATGCGAACCCAATCTTGTTTTACCCAGTCTTTAAGAGCGCCCATTATTTTTTACCTTTTGCACCTTTAGCATAGTTTGGATCTTTACAATATTTTGATGCTGCCATGTTTGCATAAGCTGATGGATATGTATCAAAAGTTCTCTTAGCCCAAGCTTTACCAGCTGGACAAATTTTACTGCCCTTACTCTTAGCCGCTCCACCCTTTTTAAAATATGTGACCTTTGGCTTAGATGGTTTGGGTCCAGTTCTAACTGCTGATCTCATGCTTGCCTCGCTTTCCTTATTTGTTCTTTACCTTTTTTAAATATACTAGCCACTTGTGTTTTACCCATAACTTTGGCTCTTTGTTCACCAACTGTCAAGATTTGGATTTTTCTTGCAAAAGGTTTTTTAATTTTTTTAACTTTAGCAACCGTTGCCCTAGCATCTGCCGGGGTTGCAAACTTTATACTTACAGTGTCTTTAGGGTTCTCATCTGTATACAAACGTCTACCAGAACCCTTCGGCTTTTTACCCGTTCCTTTTTTTGGATCTTTTCCGTTTCCCATTTTTTAACAACCCTGATAATATTTTAGATTGACCCGCGTGTGCCTTAGATGCTTTTTTCAATTTATTTGCAACTGTTTTAATTTTGCGTTTTGCTTTAAGTCCAAGTGCTGACATTAATTACTGATCCCTATAAATATTGAAATTATACCAACAAGCTGTAATACAGCTCCTAATATTATAGCCCATATGCGAGCATCAATCTTGTCTATCTGTTTTTGTAAATGACTCAAATGATTAGTTTCGAGACGATCCATAGTGTCTTCTAAGACAGCTAATCTTTTATCTAATTCATGCAAAAGATCTTTTTCTTTCTTAGTAGCCATCAACACTTCCACCTTCTTCTAGCCTGTCTTAGTCTACTATTAGGATTAGCGGCTGCCTTTGGGAACTTTTTCATTTGACCCGCACTCCTAGCACAAAAAGACTTTCTTCTTTTAGCGTCTTTACTGCCTTTTTTAACTTTGCCTGTAACAGCAGTTTTAAGTTTACTGCCGGGATTAGCACGACGATATGCTTTTACACCGGCCTCAGTCATTCCCGCCCCAGCTTTTGTGGGGCGGAAGTTTTTTTTGTTGCGCGGCGGCATTTTTGATTTACGCCTAGACACAGTTCACCTAATTAAAGAAAAAGGTCACTGCCGTGATATTAGTCAATGTGCTAACAAATATATCACTAACCCTTATTCCTTCAGCAGGAATATTCACAGAATGTGTGTCAGAAGCGTTAAAAT